TCAAACTTAATCTTCATACCCTCATAGACAAAGTGAACTTTATTGTCTTTGAGATAATTGTATATTACTTCTTCTAAACCACTTTTTAATTCAACAGTCTTAGAAATCCGAACTCTCTTGTACTTCTGGTGCATTTGAGTTCTCGCTTCCTGTTGATTTACTTTCAAAACCATCTTCTTCTTTGAAGATGTTATTGTCTGATTTGCCTTCTACTAGTTTAATAACTTGTACTGCTTTCAATCTTAAACTTACTCCTGCACCTAACATTGGTGTGTAGTAAGGTACTTCTTGATAAGCACACTTCATTATTGAACCACCCCATATACTTACATTTGCAGGTAATGGATTTTTCTTGGCATCAAATAGCGTAGGTCTTTGAGAAAACTTCTCTTGTGTTTTTCTATTAACACCTGACGCTTTCATTTTTAATTTGAAGAAAACAAAATCGCCTTCTTCAGTATAAGGCTTAGGTGCTTCTTTGACCTTTTTGCCTTTGTTATCTTTTTCAGCTTTAGCAAGACTGTCTACTATTGCTTGGTTTACACCTTTAAGCATTTCTGTAGCGTCTGATTTGCTAACCTTTAAAGTTACCTTGTATTCTCCAAGTTCATTAAAACGAACATCTGGTTTTACAAGGTGTGGGTAAATGGCTTCAGAAGCAACACTTACCTTTGTTGTTATATCACTCATAGATTTCTCCTTTTTAGTTGAGTAGCCAACTGAACAACTAGAAAGGAATATGGGAGTTCAGTTAGCTATAAGTGGAACTTTATATGCAGTAGTGCATATATTAGGATAAAACAAATCATATACAGAAAAATACAGATTTTCTTACTAGGTCTAAATCCAAGTTACCCTTTGTAGGTATTGTTGGAAATTTCTTTAGATTTTTTTCTGATAACATAGCTTTCATTTCATTTGCAAAATTCAATAAAACATCTTGTTTATATATTTCACAGAAAGCATCTCTTATAGCATTAGCCATAATCCTATTGTCAGGTGCAGTGCAACCGAAACTGTCATGTATCATACTAAAGTTATCAACACCTGCTTCTTTAGCTTTCACTACAGCTAATTGTAAAACACTAGCATCTAACGAATGAATAAAATTAGGACATACACTTTGTGCAGTTTTTCTTTTATCAATAACATTAGTTTCTGATGCAACTGATAACTTAACAATGCTATCTCCCATTTTAGTTTTAACTCTTTTACTTTCCTTTTTGTAACACATCATCTGTACTGGAAAGTTTAAAGGAGTAGACCAACATACAGGTAAGTTTTCTGATGCAACTAGTCTTGCTATAGATTTTAAGAAATCCATAATATCTCTAGCTTTGACAACTACATCATTAATACTTTCCCATACAATAGGTGTTAAGTATGCAGTAGATTTAAACAAGTCTTCTCCAAAACTATGTTTAGTACCTCTTTCTACAAACTCTTTACTGACATGGTCTTCTAAGTATTGTCTACATGAATACCTTGTTAATGAATAAGGTAAACACATCACAGGTTTCTTACAGATTTTTCTATCTATTCCATAAGCTAACCATTTCTTAGCCATATCATCAGTTTTGTTTTCTAACTTCCTAGTAACTTCTTGTGCTACTAGATTATAAACATCACTTGGTTTATTAGATGGTACTAGATTAGTTGCACTACCACCTACTTCATCTCTCATCATTGCTGAATAGTGCTGTAACCCAGAGTTACTACAGTCTGCTTGTATTGGTAATGTAGTTATAAAACTATCATCAAAATTACTATCACTGTACGCTTTCATCTCATAACAAAATGCTAAGAAACAAAAAGGTTTATCTGCTTCACACCACCATGTGTATTCTAATGGAGATGTTGCACATTCTATAATCCTTTCCATTTTATCTTTTATCCAATTAACTCTTACAGGAAGTTCTTCTTTATCTACTTCTCCAAATAGACCTGCACCTGCTACTGCAAGTATGTCAAAGTTATCTCCTATTCTTTTACCAAACTTAAAAGTTAATAAGGCTCTAGAATAATCTGCTGACTGTGGAGATAACATTGCAGGTTTAGGATATACCCTTGACCTAAAATCTAATTGATAAGGATAAAAGAAACCACCCTTGTCTAAAAGCATTTTAGCTTCTTCCATTATTTGTCTAACCTGTATGAACTTAGAGTTTTGTTTTGCTCTACCAGAATAAACTTTAGATGCTTCCTTCTTCCATTTAATTAAACTTTCTTTGTTAGTAGAAATATCTACAGGTTTAATTGGAAGTTCTATTGTCTTTGGATTTACAGGTAATTTACCTAATGGAAAATCATTATCCATACATTGCTTAATAACCTCATATATAGGTTTATTAATAACCCACTCAGTATGTTGCATGATATTTACCGACTGGTAAACCACAGGCATTTCTTTTGTTAGGTTCTTTAGTTCTTCTAGGTATCTTCTGTTTGACGCTTTAACTAAATTATAGTGCATATTATTTATTCTCCTTATTAATTGATTGACTGATTTCTTTAGCTGATTGTTGTTTGTAGTTATGCTTCTTGCCATAATATCCACCAACAAAAGGATTTTCCCATTCTCTAGGTGGCATTAGCATTGGCAAGTACTTTGGGTATAAGGCTTCATTCTTAATATTGAAGTTCTTAATCTCCTCTACAATCTTAGGTGTAGCTTCAACATAACAAATAGTTTTAATCTTATTTGTCTTCCTATTTTGATGTCTAACTAATCCTAGTTGTTCACATAACGAAACAATCTTAACACCAAGATGTAATTGGCTTTCTTTACTCCAATCATCAAATTGTAGATTGTGCTTGTTCATACAATAAGTCCAAACCTTACGCTTGTAGAGGTATCTATTTGCGTTCTGTGGCATGTTTTTACCAGTTAGTCTCTTGGCTACTTGATTGTATTTATCCTTCTCCTCATCTTTGAAGATGGTAATTTTAGCTTCTAACATCAAAGCTGTACCTAGTTTTATAGCTAATTTATTAAGTGTGGTTTCTGCTGAAATACCATCAATTACATTTTTCAATGCAATAAGGCTTACAGTGTCCCAAACATTAGGATTGTTATGAATAAACTCCTCATTAATAAATGCTGATTTTGGCAGACATTGGCACATCAATTTAAGTGCTGTTTGCCTGTTACCTGCAACACCAGAAGTCATACTTTCAACCTCAGTATTGATTAACTTAGATAACTCAGTGATATACTTCTGTTGTAGGACTATGCCATACAATGTCGTACTTTCTTGACTATCAACAACTGCATCTTTAATCAGCTTTTGATACCTAGTAATACCACCTCTAATCATAGCTTCTTCAAAGGCTATTTCTTCTTCAATCTTAGCTACATAGTCTTCTGTGTTTTGGTTCTTAAATTTACCACCTACTCCAACTTTAACTAATTCTTCTAGTTGTTGTTGCAGTAAGGTCTTTTGTTCTGATGTACTCATGCTGTTCTTATTCCTATAGTTAGGTACATTCACTAGTGGTTCTTGTTGCACAAAAAGTTCCCAAGAAAAGTAGTTTTGTTGCATTTGTTGCAAAAACTACCCACTAGTGCATGTACTATGATTAACGATAATTGTTGTTGCTATTGAAGAAGAATATGCAGTACTGAATGTATATGGTGTGTGGGTGTTTATCCTAAGACTACCAAGTTCGTTAGAACCACACCCCTCTACACCTTTCACATTTCCACTGCAACATTTTTTATCAAATGCAACATCTTGTGCAACAAATTTATAACCTAGTATTGTTACTTCACTAGCCTTTTTACTGGTAGGGGACAAGAGACTCGAACTCTCATGACCGAAGTCGTACGCTCCTAAGGCGTATGCGTCTACCAGTTCCGCCAATCCCCCACTTGCAAATAAACTTTTATCTGGTTGTGAGTAATTAACAGTGTTCATCTTTTATATCAAGCCCTTAGAGTTATGACCAACTAATGTATTTTGATTATCTAAGAAGTTATCAAACTCCTCATCTGATAATTCAGCTAACTTAACAGCTCGTTCCATACCTTTGTCAGTAGCCTTGATATAATACTTTTGTGCAGTCTCAGTACAAGAATGACCCATCATCTTAGCAATGATTTTAGGTATTACTCCTCGTTCTCCAAGTCTTGTTCCAAAAGTATGTCTTGTTATGTAAGGTGTGTGGTCTTCAATATCACACAACTCTTTGTACTTTCTGAACATAGCTTCAATCTTATGTTTAGATAATGAAAACATTCTTTGACTTGTTCTTGTCAAAGCAACATCTTTATATCTTAAAGCTATACTCCATGCTCTTTTTGATAATGGTAAATTAACAGACCAATCGCCTATCTTACCTCTATAAAAACAAATAGTCTTCTTCTTCCAATTAATATCTTTAATTGTAAAAGTTTGAAATTCGCTTTCATATCTCATACCAACATCAATCAACCAAGCATAAGCATCAGCAAACTCATCATCTCCAAGTTCTTTTGCTTTTGCTATTACTTCAGCTTCATCATCTTTAGTTAAAGTATTCTTATCTTTGACCTTAGCAACTTTTAGGTTTTTCCAACCATAGTTGTTTTGTTCTTTAGGGTCAGTGTTAAGAACTTTATCTTTATGTAATAAGCCATGCTCAATAGCA